AACAGTTACATGTTGTTGAACCAAAATCATTTGACATGAGTTATCCGCTATGACACATCCAGACGATTTCAAAGATATATTTCCACAGGAAAAAGGGCCAAAGCATTATAAAAATTATATAATACAACCCTATGAGTTTATATCTAAAAACGGACTTTCATTCTTTCAGGGCGTAATTATTAAATACGTTGTAAGATATTTGATGAAAGATGGTATAAAAGATTTAGATAAGATCATTCATTACTGTGAATTAGAAAAGAAAAGATTGAGAGATAAAAAGTGAGAGGATTACAACAACCTTTATTTGCACCGCAAACAGAATGGGTGCCTCCATCTGAATTTAAAGATCTAAGTAACTACGATGAAATAGCCATTGACTTAGAAACCTGCGATCCAAACATCAAGACGCGTGGTTCGGGGTCAGTGGTTGGTGACGGAAAGGTCGTGGGTATTGCAATTGCAACAAACGATTGGTGTGGCTACTTTCCATTTGATCACCTGGGTGGTGGTAACTTGGATAGGGATAGAGTCCTTGGTTGGTTTAAAGATGTATTAAAAACACCTGCAACTAAAATATTTCACAATGCAATGTATGATGTTTGTTGGATAAGATCCATGGGTTACTCGATCAATGGTGAGATAGTTGATACAATGATAGCTGCTAGTCTGATTGATGAAAATAGATACTCTTATAATCTAAATGCAATATCGTATGAATTTTTAAAAGAAAGAAAAAGTGAAACAGAATTAAACGCAGCAGCAAAAGAATGGAGTCTTGATGCAAAGGCGGAGATGTGGAAACTACCTGCAATATATGTTGGTAAGTATGCAGAGAAAGATGCTGAACTAACTTTTAAATTATGGGATAGATTTAAACATGAAATAAGAGAACAAGATCTACAAAATGTATTTGATTTAGAAAAAAGTATATTTCCTTGTCTTGTGGATATGAAGTTCAAAGGAGTTCGCGTAGACGTTGAAAAAGCGAATCAAACCAAGAATCAATTAGCAACGAAAGAAAAACAGATACTTCAAAATTTAAAAAAAGAAACAGGTATTGATGTGGAAATATGGGCAGCAGCTTCTATTGCTAAAGTATTTGATAAATTAAAATTACCATATGATAGAACAGAAAAATCTAAGGCTCCATCATTTACTAAAAATTTTTTACAGAATCATTCTAATCCTCTAGTCAAACAGATAGCACAGGCTAGAGAGATAAACAAAGCACACACAACTTTTATAGATACGATATTAAAACATGAACACAAAGGAAGAATACACGCTGATATAAATCAACTTAGATCTGATCAAGGCGGGACAGTTACGGGTAGATTTAGTTATTCTAATCCAAACTTACAGCAGATACCTGCAAGAAACAAAGATCTTGGGCCTTTGATTAGATCGTTATTTATACCCGAAGAGGGACATATGTGGGGTTGTTTTGACTACTCGCAACAAGAGCCGAGGTTAGTGGTTCACTATGCATCGTTACAAAAATTATTGGGAGTTGAAGATGTGCTAGAGGCATACAAAGATGGTGATGCAGACTTTCATACCATCGTTGCTGAAATGGCAGAGATACCAAGAGAACAAGCCAAGACTATAAATCTTGGTTTGTTTTATGGTATGGGTAAAAACAAACTTCAAGCAGAGTTAGGTGTAAGTAAAAGCAGAGCAGAAGAATTATTTCAACAGTATCATAACAAAGTTCCTTTTGTTAGAGAACTCATGGATGCTGTATCGAGAAGAGCACAGAAGTCTGGTAAGATTAGAACGTTATTAGGTAGACGTTGTCGTTTTCATTTATGGGAGCCAAATCATTTTGGCTTACATAAACCTTTACCACATGATGATGCACAAAGAGAGTATGGCCCAGGTATCAAAAGAGCAATGACTTACAAAGCATTGAACAGATTAATACAAGGATCAGCAGCAGACATGACTAAAAAATCTATGATTGATTTATATAATGAAGGGATCATACCACATATTCAAATACATGATGAATTAGATGTGTCAGTTGAATCAGAATCACAGGCAAAAAAGATAATTGAAATTATGGAGAATGCTGTTAGTCTAGAAGTTCCCAATAAAGTTGATTATGAGCATGGAAAAACTTGGGGAGATATTTATGATAAGGGATAGTTATGGCTTACTTAAATGCAAATATACCCGTAGAGTACGCACAGATCAGGAGAGAATATCTTTATGATCTTAAAAAACATCATGGAGAAGTTGAAGACTGTATTATCTTTGGTGTCACTTGTATTACAGGTCGTGCATTATTATTTCATGCTATCATGGAAAACGGCGCAATATTTTATCGCTTACCTATTAGCGCGTTTATTCAAAGAGGATTTAAGAGCACCGACGTCCCCCAGCGAAGGCTTGATGAACTTCAGCTTTGGAATTCTTTTTCTTATTATCCTGCTGTCACTTCTTGGGATATCTTAGAATCACAATCTGGAAAATATATTGGCAAAGATAAAAAATGGCACTATGGCAAGTATTTATTTACTGTTGACTTTGCACATCCAGAACCTAATATACTAGACACTGATCATTCAGAGATACCGCATGAGCATAAATGTGCTCACATATTGGCATTAAACGACGGTAACTATGCAGCACAACCAAACAATAGGTTAATTTGGGATATACCATCATTTACGGTGAAAGACCAAGTGCCAGATTGGAAAGTGCAAACTAATTATTGGAACGTAGAAGATACGCAACAGTGGCGAACAGAGGACACTGACAATTTCTTTTACGAAATAGAGGAGAAGAAAAAGTGAGTTTAAATCTTTGTAATTTATGTGGACACGCACATCGTGGTTCGATATTATGTGCCATATGTGGATGTAGTTTAGAACCTTTAATACTTCAAGACGAAGTTAAAACTATAAAGGAGGACAACATGGTAAAGAAAATTGTAAAATGGATTTGGAATATCATTTGCTGGCCGTTTAAGAAGGCACATGAATGGCTAACAAATTCATTACCAAAGTAATTTATGAATAAAAAACCACTCAATATATCAGAAGAGGCAGCCGTGCAGATGCCTATGAAGACGGTTGCCTCGCTGATCGTTATCGTAGCGCTTGGCACCATGGGCTATTTTCAAATAATAGAACGTCTTAATGTTGCAGACACTCGTATACAGATCATGGAAAAGGATCTTGAAGAGAATACAGAGTTTAGAATCAAATGGCCACGTGGACAACTAGGTTCATTACCCGCCGATTCTGAGCAATTTATGATGATCGAGGATCTTTATAAGACCACGGATAAGTTAAATGCACACATAGAAAACATGGCATTAAACAAAGTTAATATAGAATTTTTAAGAGGTCAGATGGATAAAGTATTAGTCGATATTGAAAAACTAAAAGATGCTAACAGAGATCTAGGATACAAGAACGGAAATTATAGTGATTGAAACTGTCATAGCCCTACTTATGTTTGTAAACGGAGAGATCAAGGAAGCTCGTTTGCAACCGTCGATGGCCGTTTGTTTACGCGGCAAACGTGAAGCTGAAAGAAACTTCTCTGAGTCTGTTTCTTATAAATGTATTCGTAGTCAAGCAGAATTAGAGGATAATATCGATGGATCAAAAAGTATTAAAAAACTTATCTTATCTAAATAAATTTGCACAAAAGCTAAGAGATTTTAGATTGAATCCGTATGCGAAAGAAGTTCGCACTCCGCAATATAAACAGAGAATAATTAAAAATAAAAAATTGTATGATCGTAAGAAATTAGATAATATATAAAACAATGTTTGGAAAATTAGGATTTTATATTGATACAGCAGCTGGCGTATGTCCGCACTGTGAAGAGAGCACTTTGTTAATCGCTGTTGTTAGTGAATTTTATCGTTGCACAGCTTGTGGCGAAGATACTAAACAACACATAAATGGTGAGATTAAATATTTAAAATTAACAAAGGATGACACTGAATGGCTAAAAAACCGAAGTTTGGAGTAAACAATTACAAAGGATCTACACGTAAGAAAAGACCAAAGAGACACTCAAAGAAACCAAACAAAAAATTTGACAAGAAAAAAAGTAGAGGTCAGGGCAGATAATGAAAGTATTTACCTTAGTCCTTTATATTTGTTCGGCGGCAGCTAACACATGCATACCACCCTATCAGTGGCCTGATAAATTTAAATCTTCATACGATTGCATGGTTACAGGATACAAGGAGTCTCATTCAAAAATTATAGAGATGGGTGAGGAAGTTGTTAACAAATACAACGTTTACATCAAGTTTGATTGTATACCTGAAGAAATTATTATACCTGAAAAGAAACCTGCAAAAGGATTGTTAACATAAACCACCCCCGCTTGATTGAGAGAGGGAACTAAAATAATGAGCGAGGGTGGAACTAAACGTTCTTCTATGGGAAAGTTCACAATGCCATAAAAGTACCATATTGTCAAAATAAAACTTGACTAAAAATTACAGTATGGTAATTTGCGTTAAATTTAGGGAGAAAGTTATGAGAAAAAATTTCAAAAGTGTAACAATACCATTAGCTGCTTACAATGAAATTAAAACATTGGGAACTAGTCAAATATTTGAAGTACCTTTATCAGTTTCAAAAACAATTGTTTGGTTGCTTGAAAAAAATAAACAAAATTATAATAGAAAAAATGGAAAACTAAGTGACGGGAAAAATAGTGTGTCCAAAGTGTAGGGGCAATGGATACCTTGGGGGGTCTAGGGATACAGATACTCAAACAGATTGCGATTATTGCAATAATCAAGGAGAGGTTGACATTACAGAAGAAACAGTGAATTATGGGCGTGATACAATTAACAAGGGAAATGGTCATGCCAAAAAGCATAAGACTAACGGGGGACTACAGTGAAAACGCTGCCATCGCATATTTCCAAAAGACTAATCATTTTGTTTTTAAATCTTGTCAGAGTCACGGCGCGGTCGATATGGTTACTATCAATATGGATACGGGTGAACTTAAACTATGGGACGTTAAAACACAAAATTTTAGAAAAGATGGGACTACGATATCCAGACTGCCCAGAAGAAAGAGAGTTGGGAATAGGGTCATAAACCTAATTTATTATGATACAAAGAAAGAAAAATTTTTTTTACCAATTAAAAGAAAGTTCAAAAACAAAAGAAAGGATTAAATATGACAGTTAGAGAGTTGTTAAAAAAATTATTAGAGGAGGGTGATCACGACTTTGATGAAGAAATTAAACTTTGTTTAATGAGTCACTTCAGAGATGAATGTTGTTGGATTGATTTTAGAATCTCAGAAGTTGATCAAAATACAATTTATTTTAAAGAAAAAGGTGTAACTAGTGAGAAAAAAATTTTTACGGTTAAGTTGCCTTTAGATGAAGAAATGGCAAAAATTTATAGAGAGAATAGGAATAATGAAAACTAGATGGAACGAGAGGTACAAATACCCAAGGAGTAGTAGAAGTTTAGTCATGGGTCAAAGGTACTACGAAATAGATAATAATCCCTTTTTATCAAAGCTACCATCTGTAACTACAGTTATAGCACAAACTCAATCAGAAGAAAAGAAAGCAAGTTTGGCTAGATGGCGGCAGAATGTTGGCGAAAAAGAGGCAGATTCTATAATGAATGATGCATCTAAAAGAGGAACAGCTATGCATAGTTACTTAGAACACTATCTTATTAGCCTAAAAACGGGTCTTAAACGCGAGGATTTAACTGACATAGGGGTACAGGCCAAGAAAATGGCTATGGAGATTATAAAGTACGGATTTGAAGATTTAAATGAAATATGGGGATGTGAAGCTACTATGTATTACCCTGGCAAATACGCAGGAACTACAGATGTTTGTGGTAGATACATGGGTGAAGATAGTATTATAGACTTTAAACAAACTAATAAACCTAAGAGAGAGGAGTGGATAGATGATTATTTCGTACAACTAGCAGCTTATGCAATAGCACATGATAAGGTGTATGATACAAAGATTAACCAAGGGGTGATCTTAATGTGTTCAAAAGATGGCATGTATCAACGATTCACTGTCAGTGGTCAGAGATTCATGGATTTTAAAGACAAATGGCAACGGAGATTGGAGCAATATTATGGCGATAAAGATAACGGCGATAAAGCAGATCAGTAAAGATTCGGGGTTCGGGGATCGTAGCTATCCTAAATGGGAAGAGGATATGCGAAAACTTGGTAATTTTAAAACGGCATATGATAGAGCAAATGACAAAGGAATGAAAGAGGTTTATAAAAATAAATGGTATGATTATGTCAAAATTGTGGCAGAAAAGATCAATACATATAGTGGGAAATCTTGAGTGATATTTTTTTTGAAAAAAAATTTGAAATATTTTGTGTTACCTTTGTTACCATACTGCAAAAAGTGCAGTAATATCAGTGGTTTATGTACAAAAATATGGTAATTTTTTGGTAGATTCATGGTAGATTTGGTAACAAAAATAGACAAAGTCCGTCACGCGCGTAGTGTTTTTTTTATATAAAAATTGGGTTAGTCAAATATTCCCACTATATAGAGGGGGCATTGTGTGCTAGTTTAGGGTATGCCTGCAAAACGAAAGAAATCTAAATATCGACATGTTGTTATTAGAAATAAGAAATATTATTTCTATTCTATTACATGGGCGGATATCACGGGCGATTCGGGGCACAGTACAGCAGAAGAATTTATGAAATTTAAACCTAGTATCATGGTTACTCAAGCCTACCTATTTAGTAAGGATAAGCATAACATTAGAACTTTTGCATCATATGAAAAAGGCGATGAATTATTCTCTGATCGAAATGTATTTCCCAGGGGGTGTATTATAAAAATGGAGAAAGTTAATCTTTAGATTCATCTGATTCTTCTAAATTTTCTTTAATTTGATTTACATCTACGTCACCAATCAACGTAGAATGGTCTGATACTAGTTTCATAAATTTATCTTCTAATTGTTTTGCATCAAGGTTTTCTATTTTACCTGTCAAAGATAATATTTTTTTCTGATCAACATAAAGCCCGCCAACCTTGCCTCTCGCTACTTCTGCATTCACAGCAGATGAGAAAGATCTCCTGACCAGTGCCTGATCCCTAATTTTAGCTAACTCTGCTAAATGCCCGTCCATTGTTATATCGTATTTCTTTCTTGCTTCCTCTCGTAGTTCTGCGATGTAATTATAAACTACAGGAAAATATTTTGGACTTTGCAACTGAGATGCTTTCACTCTAGCTGTATCTTTTGGGTACCCCGCTTCTATCGCACACTCCGTGCCCGTCATCTTACCAGCTTGTGAAACCAGCAACTCCGCAAACTTTCGCTGTTTCTCAGTAAGGTGTCTTGATATTCCTCTTTTTGGTTTTGGTACTGGTACTTTTTCCATTTTTATGTTATTGTAATTAAAGTTAATTTAATATGTTCGTAAAACATTTGCAAGAATATTTAGATAAATTCACTGACGGCACGAAAGGTAATGCCGTCAGCAATGCCCGTATATTTATGGAATCCGAAGATGGCCACCTAGAAGAAATTAGGCGGATTGAAGTCCAAGAATCCACAATAATTGGGCAACCCTCTATTAGAGTAGTTTTGAAAGGAACTACAAACAAGAAGATTATATCTAAAACCTTTAATCAAACTTAGACCTGTGTTCTTTCAGTATATTGTAAAGAAGTGTTGCGTCTTCGTCATCTTCATTTGACCAAGTTGATCTATTATTTTCAAAAGCATCGTACTTCCAATTAGTATCCCACTTCTCTATCAATCGATCTGCCTGTTCCCTACCAAGTTTTTTCTTTCTTTCATATGCTTCAGCTTTGTTTTTGCTATCTCTGAAGTCGTGTCCTTCGTCTCTTTGTGTCATTCGCCCTCCTTTAATTTATAGTGTGCTACACAATTATTAAACTCCATTTTTTTTGGATTTTCCCTTTCATAAATAGCAAAATATTTATCTTCACCATCACTAAATAAATTAATATCAATTAATTTATTATTTTCATCTGTGATAGTAGTCCAAAGATCATTTGGATATTCGTATTTCATATAGCGAACTCCTTCTCTAATTGCGGAAAAGGATATTTCTCTCTCCAAAATCTTCCGTTGTATGAGAAGTATCCAATGTATTGATCATTCTTGTACACTTTAGGCGGAATAAAATTCCCACCTCCTAGATCATTTACATCTATGTACCATATAACAAAGTTACGTAATCTAAATAATTTTTTACGACTTATGTTTTTAACTTCATCTGTACCCCAAACTTTTTGTGTAGGGTCTTGTTTAAAATCGGGATTACCAACGTTAGTAAGTAATTTAATTAAAAATTTATCTTTCATCATGCCTCCCTATAATAATAAATTCCGCCTTCAAAAGTTGTCTCGGAATAATCTTGTTTCATTAGATCTGCCCACTTTCCCCAATCAATACAACTCTCCAATGGATTAAAAGTATCTGATCTCATTTCTAAATAACCGCAATCTGAGGCAAAATCTCTGCAATAGTCCTCCCAGTAATACTCATTGATAAAATGAATACCATGTTCCCAACCATAGTTTTCGCATTCTTCTTTTAACTCTTTGATTGCTTTCTTTGTTTCGTCATCTGTTGTAGGATCTTTTAATTGTTCTTCAAGATCTCTGCTGTCTAACGTATCACTCATTCTTCCTCACTTTCTTTCTTTTTGTGTTTTTCGTTAAATTTTTCTATCGCCTCCTTTTTAGAGTTGACAAAAAATTTCTCGCTTTTGATCACTCCATTTACTATCTCTTCTACAATGTAGTGACCGCCCTTTCTAGTTACTCTCATTCTTCCTCTCCATTTCTAAATATTCTATCATATTTATTAACGCATTTTAATTTATAAAGAGCATCTTCAATAAAACCTTCTTGATCAAAATTAAAAAAAGTTTCATTTTCTTTTACCCCAAGATTTTCTGCCTCCGTTCCATCGTGATCGTCTTCACTAGAAAAACCACAAATTACGACAGAGTTTTTTATATAAAAATCTAACTTTTGTTTTAATTGTTTTATTCGCTCGTCTTTTGTCATTCTTTCTCCTTTTTCTTTCTGTTAATTACAAAAAATCCAATCGTGCATATTACAGCGATTGCTAAAATGCCAACCAAAAGCATACCTAGCCCGTATTGAATTGTCATTTACCCAAACCTATCTGTGCTTCTCTGATTGTTTGGTACCACCTTTTTGAAAAGCTGACCTTGTTCAATCTACGTAGCAATGTCTTGATTGAGATCTTATGTATTCTGCCGTCTCCCGTTGTATAATAAACCCATGCTGTAGACACGGGTTTATTTAAAGTTGCTTTACTAAAATTTCTTTTCTTGACTACTGACATTTACAACTCCGCCGTAAAACTGCATTCGCCGTTTTTTTGAACGCATTTTAAAATTTTAGTACCTAAATCCAATCTTGCGTACCATTCAAGCAAGTCACGTGCTTGGCTTTCTACAAGTCCTAATTGTTCTTCTATCATTTTGTAGTTGTAGCCGTTGTTTTCTTTGAAGAATTGGTCTAGCTTTGACTTCCAATCTCCTAACTCTTTCTTACACTCGCTTATTCCTTCTTCAATGTCTTTCAGATTATCCTCGCTAAAATAATAATCTAGATAGCTTGGCTCTGATCCCACCACACCAAAAAATTCAGCGTCAGTGCTTGACTGAACAGCAAACCAAAATTTGCCTTCAATGTCTCCGTTATAGTATCTGCCCATAGTAATATACCTTTCTTAATTATGTTAATATGGTACAATACCATACGATTATGTTCAAATTAAGGCAAAAATAAAAAAATTTTAAATTAATTTTGAAAATATTTTACTCTCATGTTAATTTAATTTTTAAGTGAAAAAAGAAAAAGATTTAATCAAAAAATTAAAGTCATCTACTCCCCAAATAACGTGGGATAGAGTGGAGAATTTGGCAGTTGCAGGTCTTCCCGATCTGCTAGGATACAACAAAAATCATACATTTTTTACATTAGAAACTAAATTAGCAAAAGTTAATTCAGTGAACTTTAGACCCCACCAAATCGCGTGGCATTGCCGTCATCCTGTGAATGCTTTCATCTTGCTTTTTTCACAGAGACACCGAACCGCGAAACTTTTTAAAAGTACATCGATCCACGATCTGCGGAAGCAAGGACACCAAGCCCCTAACCACGTTGCGTTGTCATTTGACGAAATAAACGAATACCTCATGTCATTGTAGTGGGGAGGGGGAGCCCGTGTACCAACCCCCACCCCATATGTTTCACGTGAAACAACGAACCACTGCAAAACCCAAAATGAACATATACAACTAAAAAGTGATTGACACAACATGTAGTGTGCGACAATCTGCACATTTACATAGCCGTGGCTAGGTGTAGGGAGGGGAGCCCGTGCCCCACCCCCACCCGATATATATCCCCCTCAAAGTATTGTTAAACAGCCATTGAGGGAGAAAGATCAATGCCATTAGAGTGCAAAGGGAACCACACAGCGTCAGTACGTTTAAAGTCATACAAGGACTTAATTGCTGCGACCCTGCCTAATGAGTGTCACTGATCAGGGAAGAACTGACAGGTAATGACTTCCCCCTAGTATACTAGTTGTCAGTCCTTCCCAGATCAGGGGGCGACTGTCATCGCCCCACTGAATAGTTAGACCAATCGTAATCTTAGTTTCTCTCTCCGACTAAGATTGTCGATCATCGTTTGATAACGCTCTGTCCATTTCTCTAGCAAATCGCACAGGTATCCCTGTCCCATCAAAAGATGGTTCGGATTACCATAAGTGATCTCATAGATCTTGATATACAGATCTTTGTCGTTTGGTCGATGACGAACCTCGTATCGCCATTCAAGATCCCCATGTCTATCATAGTGCGTAGTAAGGCGTACATCTCCTTCTTTAGTCTTGTTGACCGCCACGAAAGAGGCAGCAAATTCATCTGCCTCAAACCTTGGAAGTGACCAAGCCCTACTCTTTGCTGAAGCTATGGCTTCTAGTGCATCAGCTGGATAGCCTTCCCATTGTTTGTAAACATGGTGGGTACCGCTATCGTCAATGAACGTATATACAGCTCTTGTTCCCATAACTTTTTTATTCCTTTCTTACCACATAAAACCACACAAATAAGGCAACAATATGGCATACATAAAAAAATTTTTATTTTTTTTTCTTGACAGATCACAGGGTCTAGAGTTGGGGAGGGGAGCCCGTGGCCTACCCCCACCCATATTATTTTTTTTAAAAAAAATGCCCTGCATTTGCAGGGCATTTTGTGGCGGTTGCCTATTGTAGGTACTTGTTAATTAAGCCGCCATTTGTTGCCAAGGCTGACTAATCAGCATCTGAGCAACTTTTATTTCTCTATCACGGTTTACATTATGTGAACCCGCATTTTTTCTGATATCAGTCATTTCATAATCTAAATCAGATTTTCTAGAAGTAGGATTTACTTTTTTCAATCTCAACTCCTGGTTGTGGGTTGACCAATGTGTAGCCGCGTTATAAACGTCCCAAACTGAAGGTTGAGCCTCTGATCTTTGGTAACGATCACCGAGGCACAATCTCGCTGACTCTCGCATAATATATTCGAGAACAGGCTCAGAGTGTTTTTCAGGTTCATTCAATGCTCTTTGTTTAAAAGACTTAGGTTTAAGGGCTAACGTTTTTTTAATAACGTCTTCAACTTGACCCCATGAAACCTTTTTCTGAGTCCATCTTTTAAACTTCTCAATATCACTATTGAACATCTCAGACGCGTTTTTAATTTTTGCAATTTCAGAATTAATTGCAAACCCCGTCGTATGCTTTTTAGAAATGACCATCGCGAATTGACCGCTAACTAGTCCATTCATACATACAAAGTTTAACGCACCAAAGGCTGAGAACCACGGCCATGAACCATCAAAAGAGTTGAACAGATCTAACTTCAACGCGATCTTTTCACCTTCTGAAACTTCAAATTGGTAGTTTTTAAAAACTATAGATCTTCTAGCCTTTCGGCCGCCGTCAAAAATTTCATCTGAAATTTCAACATTAGAACAATCTAAGTTTTCAGTTAAAACCCCGTTATAACTTTTTAATAATTCAAAAGTTGAAACGGGTTTATATTTGTCTGAGTGAACACCAAT